AGCTCCGGCCGCTAAGGAAGCTCCGGCCGCTAAGGAAGCTCCGGCCGCTAAGGAAGCTCCGGCCGCTAAGGAAGCTCCGGCCGCTAAGGAAGCTCCGGCTCCCGCCGCAACGGAGGTCACCTACGAATCCCTGACCGCCATGGTCCGGGACAAGTTCAAGGACAACATTCAGCCGGTGGTTGACATGCTCGCCAAGATGGGTGTCAGCAAGCTGTCCGAGTTGCCGCCGGAAAAGCTGCAGGAAGCCCATTCGATCCTGGCAACGGCGTAAGGAGGTTATCATGCCCACTCCAACTGAACACGCGCCGTTCTCACCGTCCAGTATGGACAGAAAACTCAAATGCCCGGGTAGCCACCTGGCTACCTTGGGAATGGAGGACCCTTCCTCCTATGAAGGGGAGCGGGGGACAGAATGTCACGTATGGGCGGAAGAATTGTTCTGCAATCCTGACAGCACCCCGCCTCAATTCATTGAAGACTGGCAGGAGAAGTGCACCCGAGATATGGTGCAGATGGCTTGGGACATCCGGGACGAGTACGCCATTCGCGGAGATGTCCAGGTCTTCCAAGAAGAGCAGGTCTCCCTTGACTGGCTCAGCGACACCGAAGTTGACATGAGCCACTGCTGGGGGACCGCAGATCTTCTGTTCTGGGCGCCGGATGAGCGTACCCTGGTTGTTCTGGACTACAAGACAGGCATCGGAATCCCGGTGTCCCCGGACAGCACCCAGCTCAAGATTTATGGCCTGGGTGGACTCGGCAAGGTCGGTTACCCCAACGTTGACCGGGTGGAACTCGTCATCTTGCAGCCCCGGATTGATCCCATGCCCAAACGGTATATGCTGGCATCGGCTGATCTCCTTACCTGGGGAGAAGAGGTGCTGAAACCCGGCATCAAGCAGATGCTGACACCGGGGGCGCCTTTCGTCCCGGGGGACCACTGCCAGTGGTGCCTGATCAAGGGAAAGTGCCCCGCCCGGGCAAAGCAGTACACTGACCTGTTCGATGAAAACCCGGAACCGGCAGAGCAGGCCGCCAACGATCTCCTCGGCCCGCTGGACATCAACAAGCTGCTGAAGCAGGTCAAGGGCTTCAGGAAATGGTGCAGCGATGTAGAGGCAACAGCCATCGACATGATGAAGTCCGGTCAGGATCTGCCCGATTTCAAGCTCGTAGAGGGCAGATCCAATCGTCGCTGGACAGACGTGGAAGCCGCCGAGAAGTTCCTGAAGAACCAACGGCTCAAGATGAACGAGCGTTACAAGATGACGCTCATCGGCCCGGCTCCGGCAGAAAAGCTCCTTGCAGACAAGCTGAAGAACACCCGAACCGCAAAACGGTTCTTCGAGCTCATCGAAAAACCCCCGGGAAAAATTACCTGGGCGCCGAAAACAGACAAACGCAAAGCAGTGGATGTAAACCCGGTAAAGAAGTTCGTGAACATCGAAGACTTAATCTAACGCAACGAAAACAAAGGAGAAAGATCATGGCAAGCAGAACCATTCTAACCCCCGAAGGACGATGTGCTTTCATGCACGTGTTCGAACCTTCAACCGATCCTTTTGGCGGTGTCAGTTATTCGGTACGACTGATGTTCCCCAAAACCATGAACATGGCCTGGATCGAAGATGCCTGGAAAGCTGTGTGTATTGAAGAATTCAAAACCGCGACACCTCCCGGACTTCGCCCCCTGTACAGCAAAGATCCGGAACAGGATAAAGGTTTCATTCAGGACGGTGACTTGCGGTACCAAACCGCACCGATTGAGAAGAAACCGCTGTACGAGGCGTATCGTGAAAATTGGATCGTGCCGCTGAAGACCAGTCCTGAGGCCCCGCCAGCGGTAGTGGGACCTGACAAAGTGGAAATTGTTGATCGGTCCGCCTTTGCCTCCGGTGATTACGCTCGAGCAGTAATTGAAGTTAGTGCGTACACCATGAAACGACTCAGCAAACCGATGGTTAGCGTTCGCCTCCGGGCGATCCAGAAGACCCGAGACGGTGAACGGTTCTCCGGCGGTGTCTCAGCCAGTCAGGCTGTCGAAATGTTGGATGAAGTCGCTGTTGGTCCGACAAATATTGAAGATGTATTCTAAACCCAAGGCCCCCGGGAGACCGGGGGCAATTTTTACGGAGCTTAAAATGCCTGACGACTACTCAACCCCCGATTGGCAAGAGCTAAGAGAAGAGGTTGAAAGCGCTCGTTATGCTTTCAATGGTGCGACGCTCCGGGAAGGCATGCAGGAGTATTGCCGGGTTGCGCTCATCCAGGAGCACGTTGAGTACCTCCATGAAAACCGGGATGCCTGGGAGATCTTCGCTAACGTGATCGGCTACAATGACGTCACCATGATCCGCAAGATCGTTGGGGCTTACCGGTACGAGCGGGGCGTGTGATGAGAGTCCATCTCGATTTTGAAACGCGTAGCCGGGTTGACATCAAAAAGTCCGGTGTCACCCGGTACGCCGAAGATCCAAGCACCGATGTGATCTGCCTTGCCTGGGCCATCGATGATGACGAGCCCTCCCTGTGGCTTCCGGGGCAACCGATGCCCTCCCGGCTGCACAAGGCGGTCCTTTACGAGGCGGACTTCTGGGCATGGAACGCCCCGTTTGAGATCGCTATCTGGCAGCACGTCATGGTCCGGAGATACCAGTGGCCGATCATACCGCTGTACCAATGGCAGGACACGGCGGCCCTGGCCCTGACCTGCGGGTACCCGGGGCAACTTGGCAAGTGCGCCAAGGCGCTCAAGGTGAAAATGCAAAAGAGCGTGACCGGCACCAGGCTCATTAACATGTTGTCCAAGCCCAAGAAGGACGGCACCTTCAGGGGGTTTGCGGACAACAAGGACTTGTTCCTTCAGATGTACGCATATTGCAAGCAGGACGTCCGGACGGAGCGGGATATATACCATGCCCTGCCTATCAAGGAGATCACGCCGCAGGAGCGGCGTGTGCAGCTACAGACGTGGATCATGAACCGTCGGGGCCTGCCTATTGATGTCGTCAGCGTGGACGCCATCCAGGACACCATCCGTCGGTACGTTAAGCACCTTGATCAGATCACCAGTCTGCTGACCGATGGGCGCCTCATTTCAACCCGGCAACGGGACGCCCTGCTTGAAGAGCTCGAAGTGAACCTGCCGGATCTTCAAAACGCCACGGTGAAAAAAGCCCTGGAAGGGGAGCTCTCCGAAAAGGACCGGAAGCTGCTGGAGATCCGGAAACAGATCAACCACGGCTCGATTGCCAAGTTTGCCCGGCTGCAGCAGATGATCTGCAGGGACGGAACGGTCAAAGACAACATCCAGTACCATGGCGCCAGGACCGGCAGGGACGCTGGAAGAGGTTTTCAGATTCAGAATCTTCCCAGGCGGCATGTTGCGGACCCGGACCTGTTCATGGAATTGTATTCCAGATTTGGAATACGGAAACTGGACCTGATCTTTCCGATCCTGGAGACCGCTTCTGCCTTGATCCGCCCCTGTGTCATGGCCCCCCCGGGAAAGAAACTGATCGTGTCAGATTTTTCCCAGATCGAGGCCCGGGGTGTCGCGTGGACCACTCGGGAGATGGACATCCTAAAAGAGTTTGAAGCCGGGGTGGATCCGTACATCGCCCAGGCCAGCAAAATGTACGACAAACCCATGGAAGAAATCCAGAAAGGATCCATTGAGAGGCAGTATGGGAAAATGGCCGTCTTGCTCCTCGGGTACCAAGGGAGCCACAAGGCCATCACCCGTTTTGCCGAAGCGTACAAGCTTAACATCGAGCGGAAAGAGGCGGCCGAGGTGGTCAAGAAGTTCCGGGGATCCCGGCCGCGCCTGGTGAACGCATGGTACAGTTTTGCACAGGCGGCCATGGCCGCAGTAGAAGCCCCGGGAACCCAGCAGATCGTGCCGGATTGCGCCCCTGCCGTGTTTCAAATGCGCGGACCTCACCTTACCATGCGTCTGCCTTCAAAGCGGCTCGTGTGGTATCCTGAGGCGCGGGTGGAAGAGGTTACGGTGCGCTACGAGGATGCTGAAACCGGGAAGATGAAAACTTTCACCGCGAACGCCGTTACCTGCATGGTGATCGATTCCATGACTAATTACAAATGGGTTCGAAAGGGTATGAGCGGCGGGAACCTTTTTCAGAATTACGTCCAGGCCATCTGTCGGGACATCCTGATGGAAGCCGTGCTGCGTTGTGAGGCTGCCGAGTATCCGGTAATCGGTCGCGTTCACGATGAGGTGATCACCCTGGTGCCGGATAGTGTCATGTATTCCCTGGTGCAGCTTAATCAGATCATGTCAATTCGACCCAAGTGGGCCTTGGATTTTCCGATCAAGGCCGATGGATATGAGAGTAAAAGATATAAGAAAGATTAAACATGGAATGGAAGCCTTACAAGTACCAAAAAAGAATGGTACAATACCTTATAGATAACCCACAATATGGTTTATTTGCCGATATGGGCCTCGGAAAGAGCTGTTGTGTGTTGACAGCCTTTGACCAATTAAAGTATGACTGCTTCAAGGTAAGGGCTATGTTGGTTGTAGCCCCACTAAGAGTTATCAAAACTGTGTGGCCTGAAGAGATACAAAAATGGAATCATGTTAAGCATTTAAGGATAGCTATCTTGCACGGCCCACATAAAAAAGCTATCATGAAACAGCGAGCGGATATATATGCAATCAATTATGATGGACTTAACTGGTTGTATAATGAACTGAAACACAAAAACACTTTTGCCAGTCCTGTAGACATGATCGTATTTGACGAGTCCACTTACATCAAAAACGTTTCAGCCCAAAGATCCAAGGTCGCTCGGACTTTGGCGAAGATAATACCGCATCGTGTGATTCTTACCGGCACCCCGACGCCCAACAACATGTTGGATCTTTGGCACCAAATTTTCGTACTGGATTTTGGAGAGCGTCTTGGAAACTCTCTTTACGCATACAAGAACCGATATTTTTATCAAGGAGATTACAATGGCTACCGCTGGGAACTTCGCCGTGGTTCAAAAAAGAAAATCGAAAACAAGATTCGGGATATTGTCGTTACGCTCTCCTCCGAGGATTACCTGGATCTTCCGCCGGTGACGAAAAATATCATAAAGACAGAGATGGATGAGATTCAGTTTCGCAACTACAAAAAACTGGAACGAGAATTTTTCCTGCAGCTCGATGAAGGGGAAATCGAGGTCTTCAACGCCGCCACGTTGTCCATTAAGCTGCGTCAGTACGTCCAGGGCTTCATGTATGGTGAGGGGGGTGTCTATGATATTCATCACGTAAAAACGGACGCCCTGCGCGAAATCAGGGAACATACAGCGGATAATATCCTGGTCGGGATCCAGTTCAAGTATGAAGTCGACATGATCCGGAAAGAGTTCGGGGATGTCCCGGTAATCAACAGCGAAACCAAGACCTCGGACACCATTTGGTACATCCAGCAATGGAATGAAGGCAAGATCCCGATGCTCGTGGGCCACCCGGCATCTATGGGCCACGGGCTCAATCTTCAATCCGGCGGCCACACCCTGGTGTGGTTCGGATTGGGCTTCAATCTTGAGCATTATCTGCAGATGAACAAACGGATTCACCGGCCCGGGCAAACCCATCCGGTAATCATTCATCACATCCTGATGAAAAACACCATCGATGAGGCCGTCATGGGCGCCATCAACAACAAAGCCCGGAGCATGCGCGGCCTGCTCAAGGCATTGAAGGAGTGGAAACATGAGGCCGGAAGAGAAAGTTGAAGCCTATCTCAAGAAACGTTGTGTTGAAAAGGGATGGATGTGTGAAAAATTCGTATCCCCTGGAAAGTTTGGCGTGCCAGATCGGTTGATTACATTGCCAGGTAATCGAATGTATTTAGTCGAAGCGAAGTCCGAAAAAGGAAAGCTTACTGCTCACCAAAAAAGGGACCACGCTCGTAGAAAAAAATACGGGGTGCATGTGTTCGTCGTTTACAGCAAAAAAGATGTGGACAGGGTGGTTAACACATTAAACTTTATAGTTAAGGGGTAGCGTTATGAAACATTACACTTGTTCCGGTTGCCGTTTCAACAAGGTGTTACATTACTTAGAACCACCAAGTCTCTACACTAAAACACGAATGGTTGAAGGCGGTAGTTGCGTACATCCTTTAATGGCCTTTACCGGTGAGAGGTACGTTTACTGCCACTTGTGTTATGATTGGGAAAACCCCATGATGGAAAGGGAGAACTATGAGCCTAGACCCGAAGTCTGAATACTATGACGTAGGTGGAATTGAAACTATTAACATTATTAAGGCCAAGCTCACGGAGGAACAATACATTGGATATCTTCTTGGGTGTATTATTAAGTATGGGTGTCGTCTTAACTGGAAAGGAAAGGCCATCAGAGACACTGAAAAAATCGGAACATATCAAAAAGAACTTCACCGAGCGTTGCAGGCATATAAAGAAAAAGATGCTACAGCCGTTCGAATGGAAGTACATCTGCAACCACCCGTACCTAAGCACGAGACGTTTAAGCGAGGTATTGGGTCATCCAGCACAACTGATAAGTGAGGTTAAGAACTGACTGAACTTACCAACCGTTCAGTCTGAATGGACCTACAAATGGGAAGTAACTGATTTCATTGACTCAACAAGGGAGATATGGGAATATGGATTTAGATATCAGAAACGATAGAGTGGTAAATGTTGGAGACAATGTATGGGTAGATAGATATGGCCATCCTCATCATATTGAATCTATGACAGACTCTCATCTGTATTATACTCTTAGAATGATCTGGAATCATTCAGCCCCGGAAGAATTTAAGTTTCGTCCGTATATCAAATACTGCTTCTATAAGGAGTATTATAGCCCGAAGCGTCTTAAAAAACTAATACCGATTATGATTAACGAAGCCTTATCACGGGCATCAATGAAACCTGAATGGAAAAAAGATATTGAGTACATGGTAGCTGTCGCTCAGAAAGATAATGTAAAAGACATGAAAGTATTACAGGGGTAATATGAACACTACCACAGTAAACCCAATTTTTAAATTACTTAATTTTAAAGAGACTGACTTACCATATACCGTTATCATGCATAATAAACTGGAGGCTCAAATGGAAAATGAAAAACTGATGGAAGAGACGGTGGAACATTGGGAGGATATTATTGATGAAATTAAGCACCTTCCTATCCTTAATACCAAGAACCCATTATGCACCAAATACTTCCACACTGTCCGATGTTCGGATAACTGCCCCATCAAAAAAGACACTGGTGTAGATTTTTGTGGCGGTACTTCTTGGAGCGTGGTGGACAAAGCCAGAAGGAATTTAGTAGACGCCGCCGAAGACTTTAGGAACTACTTGAATAAACTCTGAAAGAAGATGGGAGTTCAACACAAAGCAAGACTAATCGAAGCAGAGTTTAAAGGGGAGTACTGCCACATCACATGCCCGCATTTACATCTGGGGAAAATTAGCTGTACCTTGTTTAACCACGGCTTAGTAAAAGAAACAGATAGGAAAGTAAAGCGTTGTGAATACTGCACTCATATATTCGGAGGTAATAATGGATAACCATCGTATAGTAAACATCAATGGTGAGAGGTTTGAAGTACAAATCAAACCGGAAATAGCCGAGGACTGGGTGGACTACGACTATTTAGGCCATGAGCTACTTGGTTCTATCTTCAGTGAAACACTACGTGACTTGTTCTGGAACCGATACATCGGCGCTGTTAGAGCGCAGTTAAGGGAGGGGGAGAAATGAATTCATACATTATATACGTTATTCTCATTCTGGATAACGTTCGAACACTGTTCTTTATATGTTCTATGATTTCTGTAGTAATACTTGTAGCCATTAGTATAGGGTTACTTGATACAGACTTAGGAATAGCAGCTGAAATAAAGGCTAAAAAGGCCCTTAAAAAAGCCTTTATTGGAGCCTGTATCTTTATTATTTTACTTACTTTTACACCAAGCACTAAACAGGCAATAATTATGATGGCGACGCCTAAAGTAATTAACAATGAGCAGATCCAAACTATATCTAAAGACGCCCTGGACCTATTGGAACAATACATAAAGAAAGCTAAAGAAAAAGATGAATGATATTAAAAACATAAGATGTTGGTATTGTCAAGCAATAATACCAATTGAAGGCTCTCGTAAAACAATAATAACAAAAGAGGGTCATACTGCAAGAGTGTGTAAAAGGCGTTATTGTAACGAAGTTGCAGATAGAAACGAAAGGAAATTTAAAAAGGCCATCAATAACCAACACCCGTCTGAGGGGTTAGTCAGCCCCGAGGGTACAAACCAAAAAGGGAGGCCGCCAAGAAGTAAAGGCTAACGAGTACGAGTCGAAACGGGATCAGTGCCGCCGGATCTAATGGCCGCCCGGCGGCACAACTTACAGGAGAAAATTATGGATTTAGAAAGTTTTGTGATGACCTTATTTTTAATGCTAATTGCTCTAGTACTAATTGGAGCACTGATAGGAGTAATTAGTCTATTCATTTCTTGTGGTCTGGATATTTTTAGAGACTACTCTACTAATCAGCAAAGGAACAAGAGATGAAATATGTTCTGTTAATAGCTTTGTCCCCATTATTCCTTGTATTAGCGAAGGTATTTTTTGGGATAGTTGGTAGGCTTGTTTCTCTCGGTATTGAATTTGCTAAAGCTATCCTATACATCCTACAGCGTAAGTGGAGAGAATCATGGGAAAACTCACTGAAAAAGAAGCTAAAATCGTAAGACTACACATGGAGTTTCCATCACAGGATCCGGTGACTTGGTTCGAGGAGGTCCTTCTTATTGCGGTGATTGTCCTCTCTATCATCGCCACCTTCGTAGTCTATGCTTATGGCGGTCAAGATGACCCGTGGACTACCAGTATCAATGAAGGTGCTGTTGGAGTCTATGACGATTCGTGGACACAGGGCGTGAATGAAGGAGCGGTGGGAAAGTACGACGATCCGTGGACCAGTGGTATCAATGAGGGTGCTGTGGGCCACCACGACGACCCGTGGACTACCAACATCAATGAAGGGGCGGTGGGAAAGTACGATGATCCTTGGACTACCGAAATAAACGAAGGGGCCGTCGGTCACTACGACGACCCCTTCACGCCCAATGTTAATGAGGGGGCTATTTATTAATGACAGATAGAAAGGCGTTGTTGGCCAGCGCCTTTCTAATTCAAATTGAAAGCCCCTGATACCGCACCAACAGAAGTTGGTGCTTCTTTATACTTCTCAAGGTCAAACCCGGCCCTGATCCAGTCATTGACAACGGCAGCAGTGAATCTTGAATCCCAACTAAACCTATCCTGTTCCCGACATTTAGCGATAAACCCATCAATAGTCGCTGGTGTCTCTCCGATATAAGTCATGTAGGTGTCTATATCTCTCGTGGGATCAGTGAATGTCTGTTGTGCCCATGACGATCCTGTTTCACCGATCCACGATACCCATCCTGCATAATCTGTGCTTACACCGTTAGTGTAAAATAAATCGTTCCCAGCATAGTATTTATTTCCGCTAAAAGAGTATTCGCTTCGACAGTCCCAACCTGCGTAAGCCACCCCTGATGTGATTGTTATTCCTGGAAGTTGAATAAGGTTATCTTTGAATACAATATTCTGCGAATCTATAGCTCCATAACTTATATTTATTGGTCTTTTCTTCCCTGCGTTATAAACTACATTACTTTGCCAGATTACATCTTGAGATGTCCGATAACCTGTAGTTAAACATTCCGCTCCATTTACATTACCATAGTTCATTATTAAATTGTTTGATATTAACCCATTCTGAACCAACCCGCCAAGCGTAATGCCGTTACAAGAATCAATATCTAAATAATCCGTATCAGCCCCGTTGGTAAACACAGTATTTATATAATGGAAGTCTGGCAAGTGATCGTCATACCCATCGTCAGGAAAATTTCCTCCCGCCTGAATAGAATCAAAACCACCTATATGCAGATCATTATTAAACCTATGCTGGATTGTCATCTCTTTTCGAGAAACTTTTATGTTTGAAGCTGACGGATAAACTGAAACATTTTCATCTGAATCAACTATTTTGTTTGACGATAAATACATGGAATGGTTAAAGATTGTTGCTTGACCATCAGTGGCGTCCTCTCCAGCATTGGTACTTGGTATCCTCCATCCACAATGAATAAAATAATTCTGATAAAGTTTAAGACGTGTAATGTGGTGTGCATAAATGCCTTGTGAATGAGCGTCGGTGTCATAAGAATCGGCAAACGTATTTCGTCTTAATTCGATAGAAACATCAGAGGTTTCAGCACAATCTAAATTAGCTCCGATGGTGTACCATCGGAACTTGCACCCTTCAATCAAAATACCATCAATATTTTCTGTAGGAGCATAGATAAAAATGCCTTCTTTTCCACTAATAACCGTTCCTCCATCATCAGGGTTGCGACTTTTGCAATAAAAATCAAGCCCGAACAGAGCGATATAATTCCTGTTTTGTCCTATATAAACGGCTTCGCTCGACAAGTCTGTGGTATTAAGAATCGGACAATCACCACTTCCTCCATAAGCCCCAACAACCAACGGCTCTGTAAGTGATCTTCCAGACTTGTTGATACTTATAGAAGAACTTACTATCCATGTTTCTCCGCGCTTAAACAGAACCCAGTCCGGGAAACCGTCCCTTACATTAGCAAACGCCGCCGCAAAAGTAGCATAAGGCTTTATCGTACCTGTTGGATTAAACGGGTCGGATCCGATTTCTGGATCGCTCGGTAGGTAATATTGCGCGGTAGAATCATCTCCAGAAGAAGAGACATATATAAGGCGCGTGTCATTCGATGCCGTGAATATTGTCCACCCGTTTACATCTCTTGGTAGATTCAGGAAAGCAGACCATACAACAGACGGGCAAAGCAGTATTAAAAAAAGAATGATCCTCATTTTGATCCGCTCCACAATGGGTTGGTAGAATAAACATGAAAATTGTCAAACGTAACAGTGTTGATTTGAGATCCAAAAGCGGCAATGTTTATTCCGAGTTCAAGCCTATATAAAGTAGTAAATGGGTTTGTTGTTATATCTGACATAACACAGTTACCATAGCCGACAATCTCCCCCTCTATTAATCCATCAGGCGTCACGTCATCGGTAGAACCCTTAAAGTGGTAGTGGACCGTATATACAGTTCCGGCAACAGGGGTGAAAGGCTGGTCACCGGAGCAAATTGGTTCGCTTTTAGATCCATTCACATAACCCCTAAACATGTAAGACGCAATGTTGCCGGCACTATTGATGTTAAATTGCAGTATGTCGCTCTGCCCACTACCTGTATAAGAGTATCTTCCAATGTACATAGTATTAGAAGGCTGCCACCCTGTATCTGACGAAAATGATATGTCAAACTCTATCCAAAACTCTGTTAAATTTCCGGAGACACCTTCCAATACCAAATAGGCAGTCTCTGTATCTGCTTCCAATGCTACATCTAATGCGTTATTATTTACAGACATTCGTCCGGCAGAATCTACTAACACTCCCCATTCATCCGGACACCCTCCAACCCCTTGGCAGGTAACATCCGTAGGATCGGTGACATTATCCCAGTTTGTAGCGAAAGCATCTGTTGCTGAGGGCTCTTCAATCTTTTCGAATGCGGTACCATTATGCAGATACTTAGAGGCAGGTTTAAAGCTTGTGCCATCATGCACATAAGCTGTATCCGGCACGAACGTTGTCCCGTTATGCTGAAACCCCCAAGCCGATGAAACCAGTAGGAAAAGAACACTAATTAATCTGAAAGCAAAGATCATTTTGTACCCCCGTTTCAGATGCGCAGTCTGAACTTACGATGATATTACCTACCTGACTTGAAGCAGGTGCACCCACCTGAGCCGCCGTCACTTGATGAGGGTTGCTCGTATCGCTCACATGACTGGCTGGCGCGTACCCACTGCCATCAATACCGATGATCGGGTTGGCCGGATCAGAATTGTCAACGGTAATGGGAGCCGTGCCCGTTACACCCTCAACCCCGCCTCCACCAGCGCCGGGGACATCGACGTTCTGCGTGCCGTCGAAATAGCGCCAAGTCTTGTCAGTGCTATTGTACCACATATCGCCCTCAGATGGCGTGGTTTTGTCGGTAGTGTTGAAGGCCCCTACCGAACGATCACCGTCGGCGGCCGTAGTCTGAATCTCCCCAGTCCGCACGATAGGAGCATCGAAGATACCCGTGGCGGGATCGTATTTCAGATTGGTATCACCACCGAACCCACCGGCGCCGTCGTTGTACTGAACACTTCCGGTCTCACCACCGGGGGAACTTCCGGCACCGCCTTCATCAGCCGCCCACTGGGTATCATAATCGGCATCAGATACCTTTTTAAGCACTTGGTTTGTCGTTCCACCAGCGGGGATTAAACGGCTCCTCGGTTGTGCGGTAATGTTCCCAGCCCCGTCGGAGTCTATAATGCCGTCAGCGGCCCGCACATCAAGCGCAGTGGTATGAGCCTGTTCTATCTGCTGTTCAGAGTGGGAAAAATCCGCATAAGCCCATGCGGGAAACAGTAGAACAATCACCAAAATAAAAAATATCCGTTTCATTCGTCATCCTCCGTTTTAAAAAGCCACGTCACCGCCGTGGTCGTTAGGGTCATCATCGCCGTGGCCGCGTCTTGAATCTGCATAATATAAAGTACCATCGTGGCGACAATCAGGATCACTGTCACCACCACTCGTACCTTAAGCAATTGGTACATTTGATCGCGCATCATGACTCCGTACTGTAAAGGGGCTGGCCCGTGTTGTCGTACAGTCGCACACCGTCACTATCATAGAGCGGCAAGTGCGTACCCGTTGAAGGCTTAATCGAAATACGATCAACGATGGCATTGCATACGTTTCTAATGCTGAAGATGCCAAGTGTCCCAGTTCCGGGATAGGTCAAATACAAGTAAAAATCCCCCGCGCTATGGAGATATTCCTCCACCACACCACCTTGCCCGAAACCAATTGTTCCCGACATCGGAGACCGTAGGGTCACGTCCACTCGATACTCCCCAGCGGCTGGGATAATATCCTGCGATTGCCAAAGCGATACTGAGCCATCAGCCACAAGGTGCAGACCGTTGTTGACATTCTCGAAATAGTTGTTGGCATCAATCGTTCCGCCTTGATACCATGACGTAGGTTGTACATCACTATCCCAGTAATAAAAGCCACCATTGGTAAGCAGGTTATTGGGGTCAGGCATAATGCGGAAATTCTGTAGCGCCTTTCCATCCGGCACCAGCCAATCACGGGCGATGATCCCCACTCGGCCTTCGTCCAGCACCGTTGTCGTCCCGGACCATTCGCCCAGACCGTCCACCCGAACCTTCGCGGTATTACCCACCACAGTAAACTCACACAACTTGCCCACTACGTTGGCCACTGCGGGGCCGGTAAATACATTGGTCCAATTCGGGCTACGCTCCCAGCAGGTCAGGTTGCCATTATACATGGTCACGCCAACCCAATAGTCGAAGCTCGTCATACGAGCCACTAACTCGTAAGGCTGGTATTGATTAGTATCACCTGGCGCCAGCAGGATAGCCGACACCCCAACGTCAACCTCGGTCAGATTGGTGTAAGCGATGCACTGATCGGGGACGTCACCCTGATTCAAAAACCAAATGGCCCCATCTTGATCCAGCCGGGTGTTACTATCCCCTGCTCCGGTAAGGTTCGTCCACAATGGGTGCCGTTCGATTGGCTCATAATCCTGTGGCACTTGTGGGATGAACTCCTTGATAAGCACCGGCTGGATAACCGGCTGTATTATGCTCTGTATAATATTCATATTAAGGCCCCAAATAAACTCTCACGTCTTCCTCAATATTCACCGCCCTGAATCGAAGTGCCACTGTGACGTCCGGAGTAGAGATGGTGAAGGCCCCGACTTGACTGTTAATAGGAACCCACTTACCCGATGCCACTTGCATCTCGGTAAAAATATGCCCCTTGCCATTCCCCTCCACCATCGCGGTAGTCACCGTAGACGCGGGGTTGTACGTTGCCGATATTAAACTGCTTGGTGTAAGAACCTCATTCAGCGCCATTACTTTTTCCTCCTTCTGTTGTTTGCTACGGGACAAAGACCCGCTCTCGCCCTCGGTCCCGTACCGTTTCGGGGACCGCGCCTGGGCCTCCGCGTTGTTCGTCGTATCACAACTGCCTTTTTCTTAGCCATTATTTTTTCCTCCGTTTGCTCTTCCCCTTGTACCCGTTAGCGTAAGCGGCGCGGCCCTGCCTTTCTGCCTGTGCCTTCGTCGGATAAACCTTGCCTTTACTCCCCCACTTCCAACCGCCTTTCACCTTTCTGACTGGCATAAGCACCTCCTCCCTCTGAGAAGTATTGACCGCCCAGCACTTTCTGGGTCTCCGTTCTATTTATTTCCTCACAACAAAACTTAATCACATTGTTCACTCTATCTTCAAGCGCGTTTAAACGAGCATTCATTGTTGTAATGTAAATCACCGCTCCGAACAGCATGCTCAAAACGCTCAGTCCGATGGTAATCCAAACCGAGGGGTGGGTCTTAGTCATTATTTAAACCATACCACGTTAGGGTCCTTATTAGGGTCTACATCAATATGGATTAAGTGCGGTAAATGTGGGTATAAGCCGATACGTGTTACCCCAAAATGTAATGCTGAATCGATTATCTTAAATCTTGCTCGTGATCCAGAAACCTTAAGGTCAACCGCATACCCCCTTAAATGTGCAGAATTTTTAACACCGCCCACTTCAGCATTATGCCGCTTACACCGCATGGCACTACGTATAATGAAAGGGATATCTGCGTATTCACGCATCTCGTCTAAAAGCCGTAAAAAATCCCTATCCATAGCCTTGAATCCAAGACCGCAACCACAACGTCAATTAAAGTCAGAGGGTTTGAAATATCGCATCAATTTAATACCTTAGATTCAACATACCTTAATCGTTGATCCAACGAATTTAATCGGGCTTCTTCTTTCTCTTCCATTCGAAGGATATACTCTTTTAACCAATCTTGACTCGATTCAATCCGTTTTAAACTTTCCAGAACCACCGCAGTTGCTTGTTTACTCTCATTCGCTGAAACCTCACAAGCTAATAATCGGCTTTGGCTTGTTGCATATACTGCTCCAATTACACCACCCATTAGTCCCAAACCAGTAAGCACTATAGCTATGAATTGCCATAAAGTAGGTATCTTAGCAATACGATCTTCGTCCATGTAACGCCTTTCTATGGAATTACGACTGGAATGTTATAAGGTGCTTGATAACCAGTGCTTCTCATCGCAGCATTATCGGCAGAAAAATCTTGGGATTGTCCGATAACGCCCACATTCCCTTGATTATGAGAGTTAGAAGTATCACGTCCACCACCACCAGACCCACCAGAAGTGCTACTATTACTTTGCCCCATGTTAGCTTCTTGCGAATTGTATGAATTAACATTATAATGCTCGTTCGTAGTCGAGTTATTAACTGTTGTTGGCGCATTCGCCACAGCCGTAGCCGCTCCATACTCTCCCGCTTTTTCGATAAGATAGCCCCCATAAGCAGCCCCGGCAATACCCAAAGCCACAGGTAGAATACGGAAAGTACCATCAGCGATACGCTCACCAATAGTAGGAGCAGGGGATTTGACTTCGCGTAATGCTCTTGATAGGGCATAGGGATCCTCCCGGTCGTTGAACAGCATCATCATTGCCATAACCTTAACAAGCTGATTGGTTGGTGTATCCGGTACCTGATACCCCGTTACTACAGCTTTTAAAAACTCCATCTTCAACTGCAGTTCGGCCTGCCGTTCTTGCGCTCGTTCCTTGGCAATCTCTTTCATCGACTGGTAATACAGATCGTGCCGGTCTGTGGATGAAGCACAACCCGCCATTGCCAGTACCAAGGCCAACAAAAGAAGTTTTCTCATCTCGGTTCCCCCACTAAGGTGCCGTTATAAGTTACCAGACTCCCGTTGTAAGTGTAAACTTGCATCCCTGTAGGAGCCTGCCCTTCCTCAGCAATAGTGAATTGCACCACATAAGATGTAGTGTTCGCGTTACCATTCTGGTCCTGACACCGTACATAGAAAGTATGCTCTTGACCGCAGGCCAAATCAGCTATCGGCGTTGAATGACCAATACCGCCCGTAGTGGCAAAGGTGTGAGTCATAGACGCATAGTCTATATCCAGTTGGTCCCATTTGCAGGAGGCAAACTCGTTTGTGTCAACGGAGATAATGACATCTTCTGGATTTGACGTACAGCTAACCGTACCAGTAGGCTTACCATTGCTGATAGTCGGCGGCAATACATCTTCACCAGAAGCGTATTCATAGGGTCCTATATCCCATGCGGACCCCTGCGGACGTGCAACACCATCGAAGTCAAATGCGAAATCAGGTCGGGTAACACCCTTATCCACGAAGGGACTCTGGTCTGTATAATGGAAATCGGCGTTTGCCTCATCAACAAAATAAGGCTGACCGCCGTTCACACCATTAGGCTCATTAAACTCCAGCTTACCCTCATAGTTATAATCCGGCCCTTTGGAAACATAGTTATAATCAGCGGTGAAATTGATGTTCGGCGTGGTCGCGTCTATGCCATCCGTCCATGAATAATAACCGGTATCCTCTTGCCCTGGGTAAGAAGCACAACCAATAAAAATGTTGTTCAGAATGGTGACATCGTGTGACCACCCATAGTCATGAGTGTCCAAATCAATAGCTTCGGCTCGGAGCAAAATAGGGCCATCGGTGTTGTGCCCTGTGTCATAGAACAGGTTATTCTCCCATATCACATAGGGCATAGAAGCCTGAGCTACTTGTCCTACACGGACGAACAGGTTATTCCTCCATGTCCAATGTGAATGATTTACCACACCCTCACGGTTCTGGAGCATGGAAATCGAACCGCTTGAATCATGGACGTAATTACCTTCAATCAAGACGTTATAAGATTGCTCACCATTGCTGTCATATATCTGGGTGAAATCCGCGTGAAACCCCCCTTCGTCCATCCCTACAATTTCGTTCCCACGGATAATGAGGTCATGTCCAAAGGGCCTGAAAATATCGCAATTAGAATTATGATCGAAGAGGTTGTTTTCATAAAGCACGTTATAGGTTTTCGTACCCGTTTGCGTTATGACTATACCACCATCGGTGCCATCATAGATAAAGCGATTACTCCGAATAATGACATCATGGGCACCACCATCCGCACCACTATTAGCGGCTATAGCAAGATTGCGACCAAAAGTATTATTGATGAACTCCCACCAGCTTCCGTAATGGCCGTACACCTCACCGGTAATGGTAAGCCCCTCAACACGGATATAACTTGCCTGTGCGCTATCCCAGCTACCAAGAGTGAAGGTGCCATCTATAACAACGGTATCTCCGGGATTGGCCTTGAATGTAAACCACGCATCGGCAGTGCCATTCTGGGATGTATAGACATTCTCGGTATACGTACCAGACTTAATGATGAGCACATCACCAGCAGCCATCTGGTTTTTACCATAGGTGATGGTAAGATATGGATTACCAATAGTACCATCGCCCGTGTCATCACTACCATCTTTCGCAACGTAGATATCCCGTGCTAAGACAGGCGCCGCAAAGATAGCCAAAATAATAAAAACGATAAATAACTTTTTCATCTTAATTACCTGTGGTTGTATTAAAGCCACGGAAGTTATCATAAAATACCGTACCACCAGCAAAAGCCCCCATATTAATTGAGTCTATAACGGCGCTGTCAACAGCTACGTTAAGCCACTCTTCCGTTGGCGTTACCCCATCAAAATCGGTGATGGTATCCGAGTACCAATACTGAATAACACCATCCCCAGCGCCCGATGTACTTTCACGCTTAACCCTCACTCGTATATGATACCACGTGCCTTCTGTAACTACAAAAGTAGTGGTTGTACGAGTTACCGTACCAAAGCTAAAGTCTATTCTATTCGTCGGAAGATACACATACATATAACCTATTTGTGCATCTGCATTATCATAAAATCGAACCGGAGTTCCACTTGACTGGGGCACGTCAAAATTCCACCACCAGTCAAAAGTAACATCATCCACTCCACTAAAACGCTTTTTCGCCGTTGCAGTAGTATCAGTACCATAGGTGTGTAATGAATAAACCCCTGCATATGGCTTCGTATTGTCTTGCGGGCACACATCCCCATCTTTAGTAGCGGGGCAAACGATAGTCCCGGAAACCAACTCAAGCCCCGGATCAGTTTCAAAATCCATGTAAAACAAATCCCCAGTAGGTGCAACTGGAGGCGTACCCGTCTCGTATAATCCACTGGCATCCATAAGAATATTAGTTGCCGTGGGTGTGCCTACTGTAGCAAGGACCACGCGTTGATTAGCGTTAATCCCGTCATAAACTAAAGAGAGTGTCTGTTCTGTAGTGGTTAAAGTAACCGGAGAGGATAAAAAAGAGGCGCAATTTGTAAGATCTACATCACAAAGTTGAATATCAACAACAGCTTCTCCTGTATTCACTTTCCCCACAATATTTGTAAAACGCCACGGCTCAAAAGGGCGCATCCACTCATAAACCGTATCAGCCGCAGGAGACGAAACTGCTTTTTGCTCATACCATTTACCACCGGGAGGAATAGACCATTTGGTATCATAATCCGTATCGGAATTTTTAATTAGTACCTGACCTGTCGTACCACCACCAGGGATCAAACGTCCCTCGGGCAAGGGCTGCGCGGCCTGTACATCATCAACCGCCTGATCCACTTCCTGCCAAGTATTCTGTAATTTATAGGCGTGGCTGTTAACAGCGAATAGCAGTATCAAAAGCGCAATCAGTTTTTTCATTTTTCCTCCTAAGCTGGCGCAAGACCCACAGAAAGTAAAGTACCGTTCTCATCCTTATATTTCAAGCCATTATCTGCGGCGTCGACAAATAGTGTTAGGTTCGGAACAGTGGCCGCGTCTTGTGGGACAAAGGTGATATAGTCTCCACTGCTCTCACCAATTTGGTCTAACTTGGCGTCAACCTCACTCCCTTTATACTTACTCTGATAGGCCATTTCTATCTCCTGTTCATTGGTATTGACTGCCCGGCCTCTGTTTCCATCCGCTGTTTAATCGACAAGAACCGCTCCTTACTGTATTTAAAAGCGTATTTGTTCAGGGGAAAATGGTACTGTGTTTCATCCTCAAGAATGATGATTTTAAAACCCTCAGCACCAGTATCCCCTTTAACGTTCTTGATCTTCCGCCATCTAAACCAAGAATGGTGCTTGTACCAAACCGTGTACGTTATCATCTTACGCCTCCGGTTGAACCAGAAATACCTCAACATCTGGACCAGCACCGTATTCAGTTTTCATGGCGAAAATAACCGATAAGTATCGTGGAACGTTATCAAGGATAATTTCAGTTTCCCCAGTATCACCATGATTATGGGGGAGATCCCCACCACGAGAACCAGAAGTAGCGTAATTAGCCAAAGCGTAATAGGCTCCACCATACTGACTCCCCGGATCAATCGTAATATATGTTCCACCACCTTTCAAATTACTAAGAGGGTGATGGTGGTTCGGCATTTCATCCACCGTCAAAGTATGATCCTGAGTAGTATGTGAATGCAGGGTTGACATAGTGTTTGCCCCGCCCGGTTGGCCCTGAATGTTAGACCCCATTAAAAAACGGTCATCAGTAAGATTAGGGAGGAATCTGCCTGGCTGATTAAAAATGGGGGAGGCCGCATTTTCATATTCTGAACCATCGCATACCCTGTATCCAAAAGGCGCGAGATACGCTTGTGGGTTCCCAAGCACATCAGTAAAATTACCATTAGAACTGTCAGTAAAATAACCCCCTAACCATGCCATAATATGACCTACCGGAACTGTACTAAGAGACTGAGCCACTTGTGTAGCCCAATATTCAGCCCTATCAGCATCATTAGCGGCGGCCTGTGCAGACTGTAACGCCTGCTGTTCAGAGTTGGACGCATTAGTTTCTGAGGTTTTAGCGTTAGTCTCCGATACTGCCGCCGCATTAGCCGCATCAATGGCATTCTGTTCTGCGTCCTTAATGTTGGATACATCAAGAGTTAGCGCCCAATAACCTGCGGCGAGGTCATCTGAAAAAGAAGCCCCCGATATGTGCTCTACTTTACATATGTATATGTTTCCCGTATTAGGTTCTGTTATGTTATCCCCGGTATAATATTGAACCCCTGAAATCCACTCACCCCGCCATGAAGATGTCTGCGTCCCTTCTTCAACCGTAACTTCGAGCTGTTGCATCATCATGGTAAGCCTATCCATGTCCTGCTCTAACAGCTCTACGTTGAAAGCATCATTATTAACCCAATCGGTCTGATTCTCAATAGGAAGGACGCGACGAACTTCAAGCGCTCCTTCCGTGGCGGCATAAGTCAAATGACAAGTGCCCCCTTGATAATCAGAATTTAATGTAACCGTATAATCGATTCCAAGCTGTAATGGTGTAACCAGCCCAGAAGTATCCTGATGAGTTACAACGAGGTCCTCTTCTTTATATACCTTATAGCTGTACGAATAATCCCCAGGGCCGGAATACTGAAATCGTATATACGGAACTTCTACGCCAATAGTCATTACTTAACCCTCCTCGCCGCTGAATATGGGGAGACGCCCCCTAATTCGAGCGCTCCTCTTGCCGCTTCCCCTTGTCCGATATCACTCAAGCCTATGGCTACGTTCACCGCCTGGCGACCCGGAATACCCGCGTATTCCGTAAACGCGGCGACCTGCCTCAGCGCCCGCATGATGTCCTCATAACTGATATCATCCTTGGTGAGCTTCTTCAATCCTTTCGCTGTTTCCCCGGCGGGTGAAAAAATAGGAATGTCCCCCATTGATCGCCCGTAGTCTGTCTTTTCGATGATCAACGATCCCAGAAAGTCCGCCATTTGCCCCACAAGCGGAATCATTTTCAAAGGCGAGGTAAGTATTGCCTTGAGGTACGAACGCAGCGCCTCGTCGTCCGTTGACCCCACCTGGGACGCGATCTGAAAAAGAACCGGAAGTGCAACGGCGTACACGATGAATTGCTTGGCGGCTTCTTGGGGGGTCATGCGTTTGTTGATCGCAGCTTCCAAGGCCAGCATGGTCTTTTGAGCATACTGACGTGGAGATGTCGTGAACATTGTAAAAAGCTGCAAAAACTCGGGACCCTGCTGCGCCATGGACAGGTTTGTGAGGTCAGAAGATTGCTGAGTCTGCCGGGTCACGATTTCCATTTTGCGAATCGCTTCTGCCTTGGACATCCCGTTTTTCACAAGATAACGATAATATGAATAGCCCCCGGCATAAATAGCGCCCACGTCGCCCGCTTTTACAAACATCATCACTACGTTATTAAAACTCGAGGGAAGCCTCTTTGAAATGATCCCACCAAATTCCGAAGTCTTATAAAGCGCGGCAATATCTCGATCTATTGTTTCTCCGCGAGTCTTGATAAAATCCGACAGCTCATAAAGTTCCTGCATATGTTTCTTCGGATCCTTCAAGAACTCTGCCAGGCCGTCCATGAAATCCGTTACCGGCATTTCAGAAACGTAACCCACTGCCGAAGTAAGCTGCTTTACCATTGCCAAAGGTTTCATGCCAACCATGCCCCGAGCAAGGTTTGCTCTTATCGTTCTCGCCGCCCTGTTTAGCCAATTCTCATAATCAACTGACGTTCCACCCTTGATAATGTTCCCCAGGAGCTTATCCAGAACTGTGTAAAATTCGTCTCCATAGGTGTTCTTGATGGCCTTCTGAATCTCTTTATCCCGAAACACCATGTTGACTTCACGCATCTTGGGAGCAAACGCCTTGAAGTGCTCCATCTGCCGTACATAGAAATTGAATTTTCCTATGTCACTTCTTGGCTGTGTAACCGCTGTAGAACTTACCCGCGATTTTAAAGAACCCGCCCCTACCCCGCGATACTCTACCGGACGTAACTGCGCTAACAGATCATCGACCACGTTTTCTGCCGACAGCTTAGTGATGTCTCTTAATATCGGAGAATAGTTCTTGCGGCGTTCAAGGTTAGTACCGTAAATATATCGGTACACTTCGTTGATCTCATCGTAATATTGATCGTATATCGAAAGCTGTGTCTTTATGAACTCCAAGTCTTTCTCGTTAAGGTGTCCTAAGATAACCCGCTTATGTTCTTCTGTAAGGCCAATATCTTTCCACACCTTTTCAACTTCCGGGTCCTGCAATTCCATCCAAAGGTTTCTGAGCTCCGCATGCGTAAGATTGAGCGTGATCCGTTCTCCCGTAGCGTTGCCTTCCTTATCGATCACGTCCACAGTCAGGATCTGCTTTTTCCCGGCACGCTCCTCTTTCCAGAAATACCGCTTGGCAAGTCCGATTCGAGTTTCTTCATCCTTGCCCGCAAAACCATAGATCTTGGCCGCCTCAAGCATGATCTGACGGCTTTTATCCCTCATACCCTTACGAGACCCTACCTGGGCATCGATAAGCTCTGTAAACGTGCGTGCGGCCCCCTCGCCAATCGCGTCACGAAGTCCCATGTCGATTTTTTCCATGAGACCTGTGAAATCGTACAGGGTGTTCAAAAGCAGTTTGTCCCAAGCCTTACGAAAGGCGTTCACCCGGTTCTCATAGGCCCCACGTTCCCTTGGATCCAGCCCTTTTCTCCGGGCTACACTATCCAGGGACGCCTTGATTTTTCGCTTGGCGTCCTCGATACGCCGCATGGAATCCGCCAATTCCTGCGCGCGAAGTTCCTGACCGTAATCGAAAAACGTCTGCAGATCATCGTGCAGCGCCCTTAAAGCGGTTTCATCCATGTTCGGCATGTTGGCCCTGGTTTCCAACACCTGGCGTTCAAGCTTATCGTACCAGGTACCGTAATCCAATGGGATTTCAGCCGCCATTTTTTTGGCAAGCGCCTTGGCCTCTTTCACCGGCATGTTCATTATGCGAATGAGGTTATCTGCCTGTTCCTGAAAAGAAGCCGTGAACTTACCCTTGGGCTTACCGGACTGCTTTTTGACCTTCTGCCGCTTGACCAGTTTCGTTATACGGTCGCGCATCTTCGCTCTGGATTTGGTCTGTGCAGAGCGGTTACGAGCGCGTCTGACCATGGCTTTGTACTCGGCCTTAGCCTTGGCATAGCCTTCCTTGTTTCCGGCCCTCATAGCGGCTCTTGCGTCCGCTGCACGCCGTTTTAGCCCTTCCTTGAAGGCCACATACTCATCTACGTATTTTCCCGCCCTCGTAGGCGTTTGCCCAGTCGCTTCCCTGCTTTGGGTTTTAACCGACTTCTTGCGCGGGGCATATAAGGTCTGTTCCGTTTCCGCCTGCGCCTGTGCGATAACATGCTGATACGCTTTATCCCTTTGATTCGTGAGCATTTCGGCATAGAACTGTTCCATCTCCGGGCTTAAAGGAATACGCTCCCCTTTGAGCGCTGTGACCACATTGCCCAACCATGTCTTCAGCTTCTCAAATACCGTTCGCAGCCCCTTCGTTGGTGCGTCCCCGGTCGCCAAATACTCCGTAAAGCCATTCGCAAACTGTTCCTCCTTTTGCGTTGTCCAATTTCCGTCCTCTACCCCAATGGCTTTCTCAGCCGCTGTCAGCTCAGCCTCACTCAAGTCTTTTCGAAAAACGTGACCAAGCTCATGAACCACATCTGAAAGCGCCGTGTTCTGAAACGCCCGAATGATGGTCTCTCCATCTTTCACAAATTCAATCGCGCCCCCTTCCCCTTTTTCCCCGGGGCGCATGACAAGCTTGTGATCCTTGGCAAACTGCTCTTTGGTCCGATTGGTCGCCCTGGCCCGAGCTTCCAGGATCTTATCAACCGCTTTAGCCTGCTTCTTCGGTAGCACCGAACGCACCGATGCCATAAAATCCCCGTAGTATTCACCCTCCTCTCGGGCCACCGTAAGATCCCGATCGACCATTTCATCGATGCTTTCCTCGGACCCCGATGCCACTACCTGATCAAACTCCTGATCGTTTATGGGAGACTCTTCCCAATCCAGCTCCTGCTTTGCGCGTTCCACGGGGGTGATAGGGACAGCGGGTTGCTGTGTCCCGGTATCATCCACAACACCCGCTGCCCCTTGAGGTGGGGAAGGAGCCGCCGATTCCACATCCACCTCTGCCCCGGTAGCGTCCCGTAATTCCGTTTCCACAGGCGCCTGTTCCGTTTCCGAAATCGTCGCTTGCATCTGTGCCGTTTCTGAAACTTGTCTCTCCGCAGCTTTTCGCACCATCGTTTTAGCAGTCGCCCCAACGGTGTGCCCCGCCAAGCCGATACCCCGAGTAGCCCCGCCCATGATAATCATGGATGGTAAGATATGCTGCGCCTGTTGTAGCGTTTCTTTTCCAATCTGCTCTATGGTTTTGACATCCAGATTGGTATTCTCTCGAAGCTCGTTCGTAAGTTCCCGGGCATAATTTGCGCCCAGTTCCTGGGCAAAATTTTGGGTGAGTTCAACCGCTGTCTCCTCCACGCCGGTCTTAACCGCTCCGGCGCCAAGTTGAACAAGTTTTCCCATCAGCGTTTTCTCAAGATACTTCTTCGTAAAACCTTCCAGTACCTTGTTCGCCCCGGGTATCGCTTTAGCGAAGGTCCCCATCTGTAACTGCTCCAGCAACGCTTCAAGCGACCCGGTTACAATAGCAACCTTGTCTGCAGTCTCTGGATCTACCCCCTGTGCCTGCATGCTAAGAGAATGTACGCCTATCGCGGCTGTGCCATAAGTGGTTAAAAAACCAGTCCCAATCGCGGCTACCGCAGCCCCGATTGGTCCAGATATCATGGCACCGCCCAAAGCCCCTGTCGCCGCCCCTATCGCGGCTTCCTGGGACCCCGCCTGCCCATACGTATATCCTAAAGAACCAAGAATACTTCCCAGTCCTTCGGAGATATCTGTCATCCAGCCTTTTTTTACGTTCTCGGGTACTTTTTCAGACCCTTCCATCGGCGCCTGTGACGCGATAAAAGCCTGCAATGCCTCCTGTTTTGCCTTGTTATCCCCTGAAGCCATTGCATAAGTGTAGGCCCTGCCCGCTTCCAACATCTTGATATTGGAGTTAATTGAGTGCTTAAAATTCTTCGCGTGATACTCAACTGCTTCAAGGAGGGAATAGTCTTGTGGGGCGTCCTCGGGCTTCAAGTCCATTAAAGGCCCGATCTTGGAAGGGTCCTTTTCCCCCGTAAGCGACATATACGCCAACGCTTTTGCGGCGTTGTTCTGCGCTTCTTCGGAGTTCCAACTGGTGTAAGTGCCCTTTGAAGTAGGCACTTGATCCGGCATTTTATCTTTAAGGGAAGTGTCTTGCCAGGCGAACTGAGGCTCATCTTTAGGAATCTCTGCTATGAGAGAATCCAGATCATCCCCTTGTGGGGGTTCTTTCGGGATGTCGGCAATTACTGACCCGAGATCTTCTGTACTGTACGCGTCTTCCATTCGGAAAAGCCCTTTGCTTTCATGGCTCTGTTAATGAGCCTCATCCGGTCTGCTTCCGGCATCTTATCGATATTAGGGTTGCCTTCTCTTAACGCCTGCCAAGCTAATAGCTGATCTGTATTAAGCTTGCTGCCGAACGTTTTAAGACCTTCAGGCACCGTATTTAACGCCCATTCCTCAACCGTTTTTGGGGCGCCTTTGGCTATGGGGGATTGTGCAGGCCCCGGCTTTGTCGTTTTCATAACTCCTGACACCCCCGGCGCATTTACCGGCTCAGCCCCTTTAGGCACCCACTGATATCCACTTTGCTGTTCCGGCGTCTCCGTGAATTTTTTTATAGCCTGCACCCCTCTAAAAAGTTGTGTGATAGGTAATGGGGATATCGCCGTACCAGGGCTTTGAGAGAACAAATAGCTCTTTACCGCATCTACATACCTTCCAAACAGCCCTTGTTTTACATCCTGTCTTTGCAAGAAATATTCCTTATACCAATCGAGGCTTGTCTTATTTTTATTCTCTGGCAGTGCTAACCACGTTCTTGCTTGCTCAACCAGCGATTGAACAAGCAGTTCATTTTTGCCCTTATCCGGGATCTGCTGCCATCTCGGATCTTTTTCTATCCGTTCTCTGACATCATCCGGGGCTAAATTCTTAAAATACACCTGCCCTTCTTCAGACGACGGATCATAGATAAAATCTTTTGAAGTAACAAACTTACCCAACATGGTTTTAAGCTCTTTTAACTTACGCGGGTCTTGCTTTGTTACCCCTCCCCAAGCGTTCTTTCTTATCTTCTCCCACTGCCCGATATTTATTTTTCCAGCCGCCAAGTCCTCATAGACCTGGTTTTTAAATTGTTCTGTATTACCCATCGTCTCTGCCATAGACATAAGCTGAGTATAGCGCAGGTTTTGTTCGAGCTTTTGCTGTTTCGTTTCAATACCTTCGAGTTTTGCGTGTACCGTATTCCCAATTCCATACGCAAATTTAATTCTATCCGCGTCCCCTGACTTCATAGCTTCGTTTACCAAAGCGTCAAGCTCCTCGGTTGATTTTGCTTGCGTTGCTTTTGCTATAAAGTCTCCTTTCCATTTATTATTCATCAAGGTGTCTTTATTCTTAGACAGCGAAAGTAACTCTCCGTCTACAAAATCTCGCACTTCTGTAAGCGTCTCAAAAGATTTTACCCCTATCTTCCTTTCTCCGACGCCGAGCTGTAACGTGTCAAACATCGCTTTTGCTGAGTCATACCCTTTTCGGTACATCTCCCCTTTCAGCGCGTCCTTGATATTATCGATCACAACGGATCGCGCCTTGACAGGATCATCCGGGAACGCCTGATACACTTGGCCAATGTACGCATTGATGTCACCGAACCCGGCTCGACCGGCAATCAGCCCCTGCAAAATAACGGAAGACCCGGCAAACTCCAATCGCTTCTGATACGCAGCAAGCGCCTTCTTTTGCTCTGTCTCCTGCTCTTTCGCCAGGGCCTTATGGCTCTGCTGCAATTTGGAAGATAACGCAACCTCGGCTGTTTCTGGCAGGCTATCGCGCCGTTCCTGAAAATATCCGTTCGCCGCCTCCCACGCCTCCATTGGGGTTTTTCCCTGCATTCTGGACATGTCGATTATCTTGTCCAAGGCAAACCCCATTCCTTCCGTGAGAACCTTCGCCCGCTGCACCGGGTCTTGAAAAGAGTTGGCGTGATTGACCCATTCTCCCCAGGCGGTATTAGGGTCTTTTTCAAACCCCTTCAACAGCATCTGCCCTTCTACAGCTTTTGCCTGCTGCTCAGCCACCTTCATCTGCTTTGCGCGGTGCAAGGAAGCTCGACCAAGCTCATTACTGTAGGCTTTTTCAATCCGCAGCATCGCTTTTTGCCGCGCCCGAGGACTGAGATTGGCTAAGACTTCTGTCTTTTTCCGATACAGCGCCTTCTGATAATCGTCAAAACCATCTACCGCCTCCTTTCCTTCGGTCTGAAAATAGCCTTTTACCGGTTTACCCTGCGGGTCTTTTGTACCGAACGAGAGCTTATCTGCCTCATTCCCGAAAGCCGCAACCGCGTAAGTGCTATCTACCTGAGCTTGACGATCCTGAAAATCAAAAGCCGCTTTAGCAAACACCGCCGCAAACTGAGACGCGGATTTAATCGTCGTATCAACCGGTTGCTGAGGAACCGGAGTAGGCGTGTATCTTACATCCGCTCCCCTGATATTAAGTCGAGGCGCCTGAAAGCCCCTCGCAGCGCCGGAAGAAACTGTTATAGGCCGGACCCCGCCACCAATTCCTCCGGTATTTACCCCTTGCGAGGCCAGCTTGAAATTTAACTTGGGCATTTTTTACCTCGGTGTATTGTAACCCACATAGCTCGGATCATACATGGTTCCCTGATCTGAGGCTAACAGACTTGTCCCAGGCTGTGTTACACTCGGAACTTTATTAGCGTAATACGCGCTCACGGCTTGCCCCATAGAACTGAACAACCCCTGAGTAAGCGCATTTGTATTTTGCTGCTGTGCCGCGCTTAAACCAAACTTGGCCCCATACAAATCCGACTGAAGCTTATAAAGCGCGGATGTCGTTTCGGCTCTCCCTGATATGAAAGCGTTAGACAACTGCCCTATCGCTGAAAGCTGTGCATTGGCCGACGCTACCGCTGCCCCAAGCTGTCCCTCGTAGATATACTTTTGCGCTGTAACTTCTCCCTCCCAGAGATTTTGAGCACGTTTGTTCATAATATCCGCAGCACGAATATCAGCGTTATGCCGCACAACAAACGCATCAAGCTCTTCCTGTGTCTTCTGAGAAACAAGCACATCGTAATTCGAGCCTTCGTTTATCACCGTACCCGAAGCCGCCTGATTCGCTATGATGGCGCCCCTCTCTTGCTCACGCTGCTGCTCAAGAAGCTTAAGATCGAGATCCATCGCTTCCCAATTAAGCGCGAGATCTTCCTCCAACAGAAGATCGTTATACGCTGTAGCGGCTTGCACGATCTGCGCGTTATATTCCGCCGCTCCAGCGATAGCCGAAGATTGCACTTTTCCAGCCGCGAGCGCCATCTGAGCATTTACCATAGCAAGCTCATTACGGGCCGCTATGTTACCCAGGGTAGTATTAAACCCCATGTTGGCATTATACGTTGCCCACTGAGATTGCTGCCCTATAGAGGCATTTCTCTGTGAATACTCGCTTATAGAACTTATCAGCGAAATCGCCGCAGGTATCGCCATCCACCAACCCATAATGACTCCTTACTCGTTTACTTCTATGATGTCTACAACCCCGCGAACGGTTAATGGCAACGGTTGTTTCTGCCTTATAAAATACCTTATCTCCCTATCGTAGCCCCTTGGGAAATCATAAGATACAACTCCGGTATACAAAGGTACCGGTTGTCCCGTTAAATCACTGGGGACCCGGAAAGCTCTTTCTTCTTCGTACTCTCCATCTTCACTATCGTACCGGCCAATAAAAACGCCAAGACTATTATAAAAATCGATGTTCAAATACAATATCCGTTGCTCTCTTGTTACCGAAACCCCATCATTACTCGGCACCATATCAAGCAAAGGCCAAACTTCAGAAACGTAGCCCAAGCCAACAATAACATGCGAATATTCAGCGTTTAGCGCTATCTCTCCATTATTCACCAGCTTTTGTGGGTGTACGGTTCCGTCCGCAAGCACATCCACAAGCATCCCTTCCAAATAATCCAAGCCTGAAAGCTTTGTTATCGGGGGACCATTATATTCCGAAAAGGCGTCCATGAAGTATCCATCGGCGGCTTCATTTCCGTAAAAAGTGGTCTCCATCTTTTCGACGTAAAACTTGGTCTCTACCCCAATATTTCGCTGAACAATGAACCACACTTCATCTTCGCGTGTATCTCCCGGAATAACCGCTACGCTCCTGAAGCTCCCTACCGTCGTGTGCTGATGCCAACCTACAACCTTGTGCTGCCGCTGATAGGTCAAAGCGATTATCGCCCCATCCTCTCTAACGCACCACACTATATTGTCCGGCGTCTGCTGAAAGGCCCAGTCTACAATCGAATAGTCGTCTGTCATGTGCGGCGCAAGTACCGTCAAATCATTAGACTTGAACCCATCGTACGCATAATCATACACGAACTCGTTCACGCTTCTGCCGTGCGCCGCAAGAAACAACGTGGTGAAATTGATAACCTGCGGCTTCAACCGCTCCGAACCAATGTTGGTCTGCCGTTGGGCGAGGATATTCTTGGGCGTCAATGCAGGTTGAGTGGAACCAGTAACTGTCCATTCGTCTCCAAGAGTCCCCACATATAGCGCCCTTCCAGAAGCGATCCACTGGATCTTGTTCTGGGTCCCGGAATCGAGGGTGAACGTGACCGCCATATCGTCTGTGAGATTAGCGTTGTCCACATGGAACGAGGAAAAATCCCCGGCCATCGACATCCATATTGTCTGGCGCCGGATCCGGTTCGCACCAAACACAAGGCGCTGCTGGTGAAATGTAACAACCTCCGGCCAGCCGTTTTCATCACTCCAATCATCCGGCTGATCTGTGAAAGTCACCGAAATCAACTCCCAGCAGTCGTGTGAATGCCGCTTGATAATGTGCGGGTTCAGACCCGATTGCGCGAAATACATCTCATCTGCAGATTGCGCCCAATCAAAATTTTTAATGTCCCACTCAGCCGGAAGCTTCAAAGAAACAATATCCCCCGCCGCTGGCGGAGGATCTATCGTAATCCCCTCGGGACACTCCGTGGGAGGCGGGTCAGGATAAACCACAAGCCCATTATTCGCCCCGAACACCACCCTGGCAGAGCCGTCGATGTGCCGATAAAACACCATCACATAAGCCTGTGTCTCATCAAAAATGAAAGGCACAAGCCGTACCTCACCCGTCATGGTGTCCATGCCAATAGAGTTAAGATCGTAGATAAACCGGGTTCCCGATCTTCTGGCTACCGGCCCCTGAGTCTTGCACACCATATTCCGTAACTTATAGCACCCGTTACGATAACGGTTCAAATCAACGCGCATGTTCATACTGGGGCTCAGTTCCCCAGAAGTGAACGAGTGCTTAAGTCTGTATATTGCTGGCATAAAAATCCTGCTATGACCGCAAATTAGTGATTAAATCGAAATCGGGGAACACAAAAGTATCCCTTTCAGGATCTTCGTCCGCAGGCCTGTAATCGTTGCTCTGAGACGCATCGGCTTCCCATGCGTCCACTTCTTCTCGCATGTACTGTTCATAAAGCGCTTTTGTAGTAGACGAGCTTCTCGCAATAGAAGGCGCAAGCTTCACCGCAAGCAAGAGAGATAACAGGTAGGCAAAAGCGTCTGAAAACTGAGTGGGGGTTTCTACATTACGGGTATAATATATCTGCGCCCCTTCTGTCACGCGACATATAAAGGCCCCGTTTAAAATATCCCACCATTGCTTACTACCACGGGGATACAAATCCCGAACGATCTTACAATCGGCCGGGAGACCGAAGGCATAAGTGCCTTCTGGGGTGTCGATATCTTCAAGACGCTGAAGCTTCTTAAAGCCCCTCGCAAAACCCCAATCAAACTTGAAAAGCAAATAGTCTCTTACCAAGTCATAAAAAATTTCACATTGCTTTGCGCGTTTGTTGGATTCGCTAAAAGACCGGATAGGATCCGCACCCAAAGCCGCCAGCGCCATATTACAGATGTTGATTTTGCTATAAGCCATCAGATCACCTGATCGAGTTTCTGCTTGGCTACCGCTTCCGTGGCCTCATCCAAGGCCCTGTAGCGGCAATCAAGCAGCATAGCAATTGTTTTTTCCTTGCCCCGGTTACGCGGATTCTTCCCGTACACATCACGAATATAATCTTTGAGCTCATCCAGATCAAACTCTGCTTCAAGCAGCTCCTCTTCCCCGGCGGTGGCGAAATCGAGCTTATCCCCAACCTTACGAAAAAGAGGATGCTCTGCCTCCAGCTCCATAACAGCTCCTTTGTCTACCGTGATGATCCGCCCGCCTTTTCGGATTTGACATGTTCTTTCACATACGTATTTCATCAGAAGCTCCTATTCCAAAACTGCAAATAGCGTGTACGCGCCCCCGGTAATATCCCCCACCAAACGGGCCTTTATGTACCGCGAAACATTACTTGGAAGCGTAAATTTTATCCCCTTCGCTGTGATAGCGTTGGTACCAATGCCAATAGATACCGTGTGCCCTGAAAATGTGGCCCCATCAGGGGAATCCTGGATCTCCAAGTACCACCCGACTGTTGGTCCGAACTCCAATCCCGCTCCCTGGACCAACATGGTAATCAGTTTCCCTCTCCCCACTCCGGGAGACCCTACAACCCAGTCATACCCGGCAAGATCCAACACTGGTGTCTCCTGATCGTAGGGAATGTCCTCAAAAAGAACCTCTTGATCTAACATGGTTTTCCCCTTGTTTCGGGGCGAAAGCCTCTGCTCTCGCCCCGAATTTCATGAACCGCTGTTTTATTTCGCGGACTGCGTTCCGGGCATCACAATACCCGCCGTCCAGGTCCCGCCGGTTACATTCCCTGCAAGATTCAGCCGCAGATACCGCGCCACGTCCTGCGGAACCGTGAACTCCTGAGTCTTTCCAGCGAGGTCCCCAGTCCAGGTCCACAAAGCGCTGAAAGACGAACCGTCCGCGCTATCCGTAAGGGACAACCCAGTCATTCCGGTGGTGCCTTCGCTCACCGTAACCGAAATACGAAGGATCTCCCCCGGTCCGGCCCCAACAGCTTCCAGGTCCACATCGTTCGGAGTGCCTGCAACATCCAGGCCATCCGCAAACATTACAGCCTTATCGAAGATCATCTCGAACTCCTTCTTGTTCTTTGGTTTAGGTCAACTGCGCTTCCGTTTCCAGGATCGCGTTACAAGGCTTGATCGGGGTTCCACGGAAGGTCATAACGTCCTTGCCGAACACATTGGCATACCCCAGAGCCGCGTTGGATTTTTCCGTGGCAGCGATATCCAACATCGCATGGACACCGGCACTGGCATAGAAAATACCCCTTCCCGCATTGGTCTGCGGAATGGTGTAACGCGCCTTAATCATGGCCCGATACAGGTTCTGCTGCGCCGCCTGATCGTCCATCATGGACAGGTCCACGTTGGCAATACGAACAATGTACCTCCAATCCTTCACGCACAAACCCATTTTCCACTGGTAATGGGTCTGGTAGCCCCGGAACCGGCCGCCATCGTTATCGTACAGAGTAACCAGTCCGAGATCTTCGGACAGAAGCCCAACCTGAGACCCCTTGGGGTAAATGCCAAATACCGTGCGCTCTCCCCAAACGATGTACCACACCGAAGTAAGGGCGCCATCATTGGTCCCCCCAGCATCGATGACATGGTGGAGGTAATCAGACTGCAGAATCGCGGTAGGCTTATCAGCAGGCTGGCCGATCTTATCATAACGCGGCGCCAGTCCGAGGAACCGATCCGGGTACACAGAAGTGTCCCCATAAAAGATCGTCTGCGCCATGGCATTGGACATCCCTTCAATATGAGGCGCATCCTCAGAGAGCCGAAACTCTGCCGTATTACCATTGAGGTCCGCCACATCCTTGTCCACTTCGCCCCAGTCTTCCAGCATTCCGATGGTATCCTCGACCTGAGCGGTCTTACTTTTGGTCGGACGGACACCGTAATTGAGGCGCCGCCAAGTAGGTTCGGGAATATCCGAACGAACCGTCACCCTGTGACCAGTGGGAAGATTTGCTTCAATGATCGGAACATCCTCAAGAATCGGATTGGACTGGGCCAGAAGCTCTGCGATAGCTGCAATAGAGCCATCCGGGTCCATTCGTTTCGTAACGTTGACAATATTGGGAAGTTCATTTCCCAAATAAGGTTCATACGCCATTGTTTTTACTCCTTATTTGTGATTTGGAAACAACCGCTCCGCAAGCGATTTCTTTCCTGGTTTTGCATTTACGGCTGATTTAAGAAACCCTCCCTCTTTCATCGATTTCCCGATGTTGTAGAGAAAATCCAAAACCGCCGGGTGGTTTCCATAACCTGTCTGTTTCAGCGCCTCTGCCATTTTTCCGTCAGGATCATTCTGCTGCAATGCGCGTTTTGCAAGAGCCAGTTTATACTTGGCGTCGTCACCCCAATTTTTTACATGCGCTTCCCCCATTTTCCGCAATGCGATTGCGCTCGCCTGCTCCTGGGCCTGAGTGAAAGCTCCAAAGGTGCGAATCGTCTTATCCAACTGCTCCTGCGTCAGCCCTGCTTCACTTGCAAAACTCCCCAACTCTTTCGGCAGCCCCTCCGGAATTTTATAATCCTCCGGCTTCAGTACCTTCTGCTCCCCCCCTTTTTTCTCGGGGGTCTCCGGTTCTTTCGTCTCTTTCGGCGGCTCCGTATCTTTTGGAGCCTCCGAAGTCTCCGGAGCTTCCTGTGTCGCCGGAGCTTCCGCTTCTTTTTGTGGCCCAGGCGCTGCTGGTGCTTCCTGCTCCTGGGAAACGTCAGGCGCTGCCTGCTCCGTGTTCGACGCTTCCGGCGAGGGGTTACCTTCCTGCTCTCCCTGAGTGCCTTGTGGAGTGTTTTCAGGGGTGTTCTCATCCGTCATTGTTATCTACCTCCTTAAATTTTTTTGCTTCTTCCAACAGCATCTTCGGGTAGAAAGTGGGGTCTACATCTTCGAGGAACCCCAACATCTCCAACCCCACCGCTCTTTTACCCTCCTCATAAAATGTGCGCGAATTCCCACTAAACGTATCCGAATACAGCGGACACATCGACAAAAAATGCCATATCAAAGCTCTTCCCTGCGGGGTCTTTATGACATCCCTCGTGTTATTCACGAGATTCAGATATTCCTGCTCTTCCGGAGTTCTTTTCTTTGTCATAGCATCCCTAATTCAGCGCGTCCCTGTTGGCTTTCAACCAAACTATCTGCTGCATCCGCTTGAGCTTTCGCCGCTTGTGCCTGCTGCAGATCCAGTTGCCCCTGAAGCTGTGCCTGCGCCATGGCTTCCTGCTTCTGTCTTTCCGCCGCCATTGCCCTGGCCCTGTCTTGCCGGATCTTGTCTACCTGCTCCTGTGGTCTTAGTATCCCGATATTGACCCCCGTAATGTCCGCATACTCTCGTGCGGCGGCATCGATATCTACGTTGTCCATGATCTGCTGATCAAACTGCGCCGCCTGCCCAATAAAGGCCATGAAGCTGTTGATCCCCTGCAGCGCCACGGCCCTTTGCGCCGTGGCCAACGGGCTGATGAGGGTTATCTTGTATCCGTCATCCCCGATAAGTTCTGCAAGCGCCGGATCAAGCGGTGGCAGCATTTCTTTCCTGAGCATGATATTGAAACATCGCTCGATCATGGGGGACAGAAACTCGTACTGAAGTCTCTCAATAACCGGCCCCAACCGAAGCATTTTTTCTTGCTCCCTGACCGTGACTTCAGTCGCTTTGTACGGCGTCGCATTGGGGTCCCGATTGGCCGTCAAGAAAATGTCGTTGAAAAAATTCCGCCGTATTCTGTTCTCCACTCGCTCTACAGCACTGCCAACGCCCATGTAGTCAAACTTGATGTTATACATCTCTGTGACTACTTCCTGGGGGTTTCGGTAATAGTTATGCCCACCGGGCAAAGTGTTTAACTTTCCCTTCAATCTCCCCGGCACATTGAGCGGTGGGTTGATAGCTTTGTGCGTCGCCATCAAAAACGCCTTTTCCATCTCCTGCAACCGGCGAATATCCGATAGCGCTCTTGACCCTGGCCCAAGCCCGTACACATCCGCTCCTATCGTTCCCCATCTTGCCGTGGGATATGGAAACTCATAGAACCCTTCTACCTTCAGTGGTTTCTTTTTGGCGTCCTCCGTATACCTCGGAGAAGTGGTTGTGAGCTCATAGAAAACCTGCGTCCAGGGCTTATCCGTGAAGTAGCTGTATTTAGTCACATATTCAAGCACTGAGAGCCGGGGGATGTCAATACCAGTTTTGTTCTTCTCCACCCGATCTTTTACCTGAGAAGACACGTTATCCCCGAACTGCTCATAAAGCTGCCGCTCCGTCATGAAAATGGTGCGAATGAACTGGTCCGGAAGACCATTCACTCCCATGGAAAGGTAATATTCCCCAGCGGTAAGAATGTGAAACTTGAACGGAATATCGTCACTTCCCGTGTCCTCCCCCACATAAACAGAGCCGATGCCGAACGCTGCGTACTCAACATAGAAGCTGTTAATAACACTGTAAAAATTAGACGCATGCAGCGCCCTGTGAAGCAGCTTGGTGTTCTGCTCCATCCATGCCTTGAGCGGTTCTATATCTTCCAATTTTGGATCGAGCCATTCAACCTTAAACCACTCCCGCGATGGGCTTGTGAGACCTCCGTGCATGCCGGATGTCAATACGTACAGTGCGTCCTCGGCGATGTTATTAACCACCTTCGGCGTGGTGAGCTTTCTCTTGGGCGGTTTTGCGTAAGTCTGGTATATCCCCCGCCCGGGCACCAAAAAATCTGATATGCTTCGCCACTCCGCTTCCCACTCGGACCGCTCCGTTCGAAGCTCCTCGAACGTAGAAGTGACATTCGTAAAACTGAGCTGTTCCGGTATTTTTTTCATGCGCTACCAACCAATACGGACATTTCCGTCGTTGTAGGCTCTTCGTCCGTCAGCAAAGACCCGCCGCTTATGGTGTCCAGCACACCCTTTTTTCGCGCCCTTTCAAGTGCTGTCTCCCCCTGGGCTTTCGCGTTCAGCCTTGCGATCTCGTCTTCCCAATTTATCTCAGGAGTCTCATACACCGTCGGCAAGGCAGGCGTCGGAGGGGGTTGAGCTGCAGCAGCAACCATGGCCGACTGCGCCATCATCGCTTGCATCAACTGTGCCATCATCTCATCGTTGGCCCCCGAGTCCACGGTACCCGTAGTGACCGGAGGGGGCATCGTTTCGCCCGATGTTTTTCCGCCCATATCAGACCCCCAATACTGTCGTCGTGCCGCCTAAAGTGTCATCTTCCTCTGTCAACAGTGTATCCGGTTTTAGCGGCTTTAACGGTTTTGACGTAGCCACGGACTTTTCTTTGCCTTCTGCTCCAGCGGTTAAATACGCGGACGGGTCCCCACGAACGACCGTCCACTCTGTAAATCCTTCCGGTTTTCCATACTCCGATATGAGGTTTTCCAACTGCGCCTGCTGCCCTTCGCCCCATATAGAAGCGAAATAATTGTTGATCCTCTGCTGACGCTGCTCGTCTGTAATCTCATAATCCACGCCTGTAAGCTTCGCCTGCGCCATTTCATCCTGAATCTCGGCATTCACATAGTCGGCGGCGGCAGTGGCCGCATCAAGATAGCTTGCAAACAGCTCGTCCCTCTGCTGAATCCCATACTGCTCCTGCTGCATTGCAAGTTGCTCTTCATACGTCGGGCCTTCATATGTGGGCAGCTCCGGCATGGCAAAAGCCGAAGTCATTGACGACATTTGCTTTTGTAACTGCGTGTCCCGAAGACCCGTTTGATAACCTTCTGCCGCGTACTGCTGATATTGAGGTGGAAGGTTTTCTCCTTCAGGGTTATATTTCCATCCTTGCGCGCCCCGTTCGTACCATCGCTGGTACACATCCCTTGCCGCGTTCGGATCTATTTGCGTTCCACCGCCGCCGCCTTTTCCACTGCCTCCGCCCATGACTATTTCCCCTTATCTTCTAAAAGCGAAGTATACTCATCTTCAGTTAAGTCCGTTAATATCAACGAGGGAGCTACCATACCCGCAGTTTCCTGTGGCTTGGGAGGGCCTTTAGAGGGCTTGATCCCGCTCTTCTTCTGAAGCTCTTCTACCTGTCTGCGATATGCTTCCTGCTGCGCCTTATAATAATCCGCCCACGCGTCACTGGTCTTCTTGGCTGTCCGTTCAGCGGATGTCGTATATCCGGGACCTCCGGCATAAGTCGGCTTGTACCCGGAGGTGTCTTCACCAAAAGCTTTCCCTGTCACGTATGCGAACCCGGAAGAGATCGGATCCCAGTCCCGAATACCTCCAATCTCAGGAATAACTGCTTGCACCGGGTTTGACGCGAGCATGGCCCAATCACCAAACCCTTTTCCGCCGCTACCGCCCCCCATTACACGTCCTTCCTTGTCAGTGTCGTAACGAGGGCATCTACTGTACGCCCCATATAATTCATTCCAGACGGGAGAACAAACTGCTTTTTAAAACCTACCTTGGTGATATAGAGCCGCGCCGCCCTGTTATCCATAGGGGTTAAACCGAACAGGGTGTTAAGGTAATAGCGCTGTTCATTGTGAGACTCTTTCCAGTGAAGTATGCGCTTTACCGTCTCTTTTACAAGTGGAATGCCTTGCTTGATGTGGAGATCAGGGTGGGTTGAAAAATGGATCTGGGCGGCACGGCCCGTAAAGTTGGTTAGTGTAAACTCTCCAGCGATATTATCGCCCCATTGTATGAGGTACATGTTCTTCGCGTGTTGGTGCATTAACCGGTACGCATCTTCCATTTTGGGGGAAGGTACATCGCATAACCGGTAATCCATGTACCCCGCTTTTTTGAGATCTTCCCAGTACCCGCGAACCGTATCGAAATTTACCGCCAAAAGCGGAAAAATCCGTGAATCCTTTACGGGCAGGCTCTCAAATCTTGAAATCGGGGCTCTCATTTGACTCCCTCAAAATCTAATGAAAAAACAATTAGATAAAGCCCGTATAACAAACACAGCATATATTGTCAAGTTATTTTATAACCTCCGGGCTCATGTTATCCAAGATGTCCATCCCGGCGCCTTCGATCAACCCTTCCATGTACGCAAGCGGGTCATATCGCCCCTGCCTTCCGTGCGTGGCAACGCCGCTTGCCTCCAGGACGCGCTGGATCGCTTCTCGCTTGACTTCTTCCGGGTCTGGTACCTCATCTACCGATTCGTCCGCAAAAGTCAACACAGCGGCATCTGCTTCGTTTGGCGACCCTCCTATGCGGGCCTTGATGAGCTTTTTAGGCGCGAGCTTCACCCGGTTGTTCGGATCATCGGCCAGCTCCTGGTTCACAAGCTCTTTCAGCAGGTCCGGGTCCTCGGGGATAACGCCGTGGGCCAGAAACTGCTTCATGCGGTAATACATCGCCGCCCGCATGTTCACCGCAGCCTTTTCCGGGCTCTCGGCGTTAAAGTGCACCTCGACGACCACATCTTCGTGCCCCAGCCGATAGAGCCGGTCAATAACGCCCTGGCCCTGCCCGGCATCGATGAACACCGTAACCGGCTTTTCAACCTTGATCAGCCTCGAGATCTTGTCGGCGACGCTCATGTTGTCCGGGTCGTACGTGGACAAGAGCTTCGTGAGTATCAGCCCCTGCCGCTTGTAGACCACCGAAGGGTCTCCCGTCCGGCCGATATCGCATCCGAACACCGGCCGCATCCGCAATGATGATTGCCGCTGTGCGTGCGTAAGCCACCTCTGCTGCGCCTCCCGGACTTCCCGTGGTGTGATGAGCACCTCGGGGTTTTCGGCGAAAAAGTTACACTCAAGCTCCCGCTCATAGGCTTCCTCGATCATGGAGTGCTTGAGCTCGGCAAGCTCCTTTGCCGGTATAATCCCGGTGATCGACGCCGGAAGCTTCACCGAATCGAAATCATCATCGATGGCCTTCTGTGACAGCCCGCGAATGTAAAACTCGTATAGCAGGTCCAGGCCCTTGACCGTCCCGATGATCATCCCTTTGCCGGGGCGGTCAGCAAGCGCCGGTCGCAGGACCTCGAACCATGCGTACCGGGAGTCTGTCCACGAGGCAAGCTCATCTGCCACAATCCGGTCGATATAGATCCCCCGGTAAAACTCAATGTTCTCGGAGCCTGCAAGGGTGATCGTCCCGCCGTTGGGCAGCACAACTTCCAGTTCCGTCTCCCTGTAGTCCACCAGCCCGGCCTGCTTTAAAGGGGCGCACATCTTCTTGAAATAATGCCATGCGACCTTCTTGGCGGCCTTCTGCGTCGCTCCAAAATAATACCCCCTGTAGTCGTCTATGCCGTACAGGGGGTACGCCGCCAGACCTTCCTTGACGAGGTAATAGACCGCCAGCAGTGTCTTTCCGAGGCGGTCACCGCCGGTGGCACACAGCCGTCAGGAACCGAGCCTTATCGAGTCTGCTCATGATCACCTTCTGTGCGGCCCTGGGAGCGAATGGTATTTTATACGCACCATCAGTACTTTGGTTTTGTGCCACCGGCGGATCACCTCCCTTCAGTATGCTATGTGCCATAATCGCCTGTTATCCTTTAAATCAAGTCCTCTATGTTTATAGGCACTTGTTTTAAACCCGCTGTATCTTGCTTTATTTTACGGTCCTCATCTTCAAGCCTTGGCGTTGCTAAATCCATAACATATTCCTCGTTTATTTCTATCCCCACAAAATTCCGGAAATGCTGAAGGGCTACAACACCCGTTGTACCTGATCCTGCAAAAGGGTCCAACACTGTGCCGCCTTTCGGGCAACCCGCAAGAATACACGGTTCTATTAGTTTCGGAGGAAATGTTGCAAAGTGGGCTTTTTTATACCTGGCTGTTGTTACTGTCCATACCGATCGTTTGTTTCGTCCATTTATTTTAACCGCTTCTTTGATGGCATCCGCGTCGTAATAATATCTTGCAGACTTACTCATCAAAAAAATATATTCATGGGCTTTCGTACATCGATCCTTAACACTTTCCGGCATTGGATTCGGTTTGTGCCAGATGATGTCCTGCCTTAGATACCACCCATCGGCCTGCAAGGCGAAAGCCACCCGCCAGGGTATTCCGATCAGGTCTTTCGGTTTAAAAGACGCTTTTTTAAAATCCGGGCTTCTCTTGTTTGGCGGGGTTGTTTCATCTGGGTCTCTATTCGCTCCAAACGGTTTATGGGCATACTTCTTACCCCAATACCCTGCATAAACATCCCCAAGATTAAGCCACAACGTTCCATCATCCCTCAATACCCGCTTAACCTCCCGGAACACCTTGACCATATTTTCGACATAATCTTCTACTGTAGCTTCGAGGCCCATTTGCCCATCAACCCCGTAATCGCGCAGCCCCCAGTATGGTGGCGATGTCACACAACAATGGACATACTGAGACGGCATCTCAGCTAACTTGTCATGCGCATCGCCAATGTGCAGTGTGAAACCCACTCTTACTTCTTCGCTGCGACCCGCTTGGCGGCCCTGGCCTTGATCGCTGCCTTAGGTGTTGCGGCCTTCTTCCTGGCCTGCTGGGCGGAGACCCGGCGGCTCTCAATGAACGCCATGAGGTCCTCGGGCTTGTACATGATCCCGTTTCCCACCTTGTAGTGGGCGATACCGTGCTTCTTCCGCCAGGCAGCAAGGGTCGTCGGGGCGACGTTCAGCATCGCAGCGGCCTGCTTCTGGTCCAGCAGCTTAGGGGTGGTGGTGTCAGTCATAATGCAACCTCCTTGTGTAATGAGAGTGATAGGTTGCCTTGATGGAATCACAGGATATCTTCAATGTCAAGCGCTTTTTTGTTGGGGTCCTTCACATTTTTTCCTATACCACTTCCATCGATAGCCGCCAGCTCGGCCGCTGTCTGCTGTGTAAGGGCGGTTTCCAGCCGCAGGACTTCATCGAGCTCCACGGCATCAACGGGTTCCGAGGAGGCAGTGATAATCTTGATCGTCTTGTTCGAGTTTTCCGTTATGGTCGTCTCTCGTTTTTCGCTCATAGCGAGCCGGGCCGACAGGATAAACTTTGTCATCGCCACGTCTATTTGCTTTGCCAGCGCCCTTCTTGACATCTCATCTTCCAGCCGGGTTATGATCTGAGCAAGGACATGCCGGGAATAGTCGCTGATGGTTTTATCAACGAGGGAAAGCGCGTTTACCATCACCTGGGCGGTTGAGAACCCAAGAGCGAGCGCAAGGCCAGCCGGTGTGGGTACCTCTTCAGTGCTGAAATAGACTTCGGCCAGCCGTTTCATCGTCTCCGGATCGGCCATGATGATTTTTGGGGCGATATAATCTTCCATAGTGCCTTCGATTGTACGGGCGTTTTTAAGGGGTGTCAAGAGAGAATATAGGGGGTTGGCATGGGTAGGGGCCTTATCACCCGTCTGAGGACTTCTCCGGGCGCCTGGTGGCGATTTGCGGGGTGGTATGTTAAAAGAGTTTCGAACAGCAGAATCGGTTCGAATGTTAAAAGAGTTTCGAACGGCGCGAGCGTTAAAAGAGTTTACACCGTAAAAAACGTGAAAAATTTGTGCGCGTGTCTTTTGCTGCCACCGATGCCGCCGTTTTTCCCCGACCCACCCCTCCCTAAGTCGGACAAAAAAACTCCGATTTATTTATGATACCACGATGTGTGACGCTACAATGTGAGTGTCTGCCCGGATCGGATGGCACGGTACAAACCTTTGAGGTTGTGCCTATGATTTGCTCGATTTCACTTCGATGCGCTTGCGGTGGCGGGGCGGCGTGTAAACCAAAACGTGATGTAAATCAAAACGCGATGTAAACTAAATGCCTTCCCATCGGCCTGTATATTTCTTTTTTTCGAATCTTTTTATAGAAAATAATATTTGAATATGTAAACTATTTTTTACACCTTGTAAACTATTTACATGTCAACTCTTTTTTAGTTTACACTTGTCTAGTTGTCTATACTACTTTCTATATTTTTTTTTCATATAAAAGAGAAATTAGAAATATACACGCACATGGGAACGCACTTACTTTACAAAACGTCTACCATTTCGCCCTATCGACGCACTCTCAGATGTTTTCAAGTGGTTTTGTAAACAAAATTTTAAAATGTAAACCCTTTAGCTAAAAATTGGGTAGTTTATGTAACTAGACAACTTTGGCACTTAGCTAGACAACTTCGGCCCATGACTAGACAACTTGTATAGTCTTTTTATATAAACTTTGCAAAAACACTTGACAAACCGACCCCAACGCGCTATCTTACATGTAAACAAAACGAAAGCTGTAAACAAAACTAAAGTAAACCAAATGCCAACCGAAATAAAAAATTAGAGGCTTTTTAAAAAAAAACACTTGACAGCCTCTTTTTAATTGACTATCTTGCCTGTAAACAAAACGAAGCATGTAAACAAAACGAAGCATGTAAACAAAACGAAGCATGTAAACAAAACGAAAGGAGACAACGAAATGAAAAACACAGAAGACCGCGCAAAACAAAATGCCGCTGGACAGCTTGAATCCATTAAAAACTGATTCGAGATTATAATGTAGCTCAGGAGCTCGATGAAGACGAAGACCTTGAAGCTCTGGGAGACGAAATCTGTCAGTTTCCCTTGTCCATTGAAGTCCGGTCCGACTGGCATGCTCCAGGGGGAGACACAGACCCCAGCGAATACATGATACTGCTTTCAACGGGCGGACCGGCCGCGAGGATCATCGGAAGGCTGAACGATTATAACGAGCCTGAAACGGCCACCCTGCAATATCAAGACTGGGGTACGCCATGGACAACATATCCCACAACCGCAGAAAATGAATACACCCTTCTGCAATTCGCAGCCTTCTTTTATTATGGAGAAGAATGATCATGGATTTTACAACCATACCACAGTCTGCTCTATGGACAGCCCTTATCCACGAAGCTATCAGCTATGGTATTAAGGGAGCGCTGACAGCAGGGGCGTTCACATGCCCCTTGCTATTCTTCAATCGCTTCAAGCTCTGGACAAACATCATGGCTTGGGGATTTGAAATAGCGTCACTCGGCTATATCGGCATTGTCCTTATAGGCGCGGCAGCATTGGCAAGCTAACAATCGCAAACAAACCACGAAAGGAGACAAGACAAATGACCACAAAAGAAGACATCCGTAAAGAATGTGAAGAAGCCGTTTCCAGGCCTGGAAAGTTTGAAGGGGAACATATCTATACACCGTATTTTTATGACGTCATACTAAATGGAGAACGGGAGATATTAGAGGAAAATATCACCACGATCGAAATCGAGCCGGAAGACCGGGAAATCTTTCCAGAAATCCCTTCCGATGCTACGCGTATCATTCTGGCGGAATCAGAGCAGGGTTTTGTACACTGCGAAACTGTTGACGACAACTTTACACTATACCTTCATTAAACACTTTATAGCGACAAGCTACTTGGGAGGACTAAAACGATGGAGGCTGCCACTAAAGAAGCACTACTGCAAGCCGGTGGCATAGCGCTGATAGTCGTACCACCGGCTCTGATCGGAACGTTCCTGAACGAAACCTGCGGGTTCCTGTTCGGCTTGGTGTGGCTGCCGCTGGTGTTCCTGGCGGCCGGGGGAAATAGTGCCGGGAAATTCCGAGCTTGACAGAGAATAAAAAAACGGCTACTCTTCAAAAACCGTGTGAAGGGTAGCCGTCTTTTTCATCGGCCGTTACCAGCGACCGCCTGACCGGGTTAACGGCCACAACATATAGGGGAAAAAATGCAAAGTCAAGTCCAATCTGCCCGGTCGGGTAGGCAAGACCCCTTTTCTTTAACTTTTTTACAGCCCACGCAGCGCTGGGCCACAACCGCTAAAACCTACAGCTCGCCGACACCTGAAGGACTTCAAGCCGGGTACCAGCTATCCAAATATTTTACCTGGGAGCGGATCAAGTTTGAAAGCCTCCAAGAGTTTGCGATCACCCTCACCCAGCTAAATCGTCATATAGCTATATATGGCGTGCCACATCCCACCTTGCCCCTTCTGTCCAACACAGCCGCCCGGACCACAGACAACTTTCCATACCCTGACGACCAAATCTTGCACGTGTTCGATCTTGACGCCTGGCCCATACCAAAAGACGCCCGGGACCTGATCAAGCCTTCTCTGACCGATCCGCAGTCCATGGCGCAGCTTGTAAGACACCTATTGACAACTGAAGGCTTCACGTACCTGTCAAACGCGGACCTGGTGATCGTGCTGACATCGAGCCAATGGACGCTGGAGAAGCTAAACTGCCACGTCTATGCTGTGTTTGACGCGCCTGTCCGTGTTGAGACCTTGCGAGAGTATGCCACGGCCCTGAGGAAGGTGGCCGGGCGGACCGTGATCGATCCAGCCATCTACAAGTCCGTGCAGCCGCAGTATTTCAATGCACCGGTCTGTCAGGGCTTCGAAGACCCCTTGCAAGGCAAGCGTGTGATCTATTCGCCGGGGCAGGAGGGCATGGTAAGTGCCGAGGCATTCCAGCAAGATTATGGACGGGTGTTGAAACTCGCAGGCTGGGAGCCGGGGCAGCGGTCAAACATCTTACCGCCCATAGCGGACACCTGGGCTGGAACACTGCAGCGATTCGTTGGACCGCACGGAATAAACGAGCCATCTTACCGGGCGGCCGCGCAGCTTGTGCAGTCCATCGGCGCCGAGAACGTCCGAGCCAACCTGGACCACTACGCAAAGAAGATGCACGATATTGTCTGGGAGCGGCTGCTTGACCCCGCGAACAAGTCAAGCCGGGGCGGACCGAAAGACAAGCAGACTTACACCGTGGCGCGGTTCAAACAGTACCTACAATCGGCGCTGCAAAAGAATTTTGGCTCAGAAGTGGATCAGCGGATTGCCCGGGTGCAGAAAGCCCTTGATAAGGCGCTCCAGGATCGCTCCCTTGCGCCACTCACTGATGCAGACACCGTGCAGGCCATGGTGGAGCTCGAAAGCCGGTGGTACAGCCGATGGCTGCCGGTAAGGCAGACCATCATCGACAGCGGGCTGATCAAGAGCCGGGAGCTTGGGCGGTTGATGAAGACCGTTTCCACCCAGGCGCAGCTTGAAGGGCCGGTGGACGCCCTGCCGCCCGTTAATGGTGATAACGCCAATGCAATAGAAAACGCGCTGATCGAAGCTATCCTGAGCCAGTACGAGAAGATCCAGGACCACCACGGAAGCAAGTATCTGTCTGTGGCAGGTAACGGTGACGGCGGGTACAAGCTAAACCGGGTGTCCGGTGACCTGGTGAACCTGCTATATGCCCGAGGGCTTGCGCTGTCCGGGGGATCGGTCAGCCCCTTGTTCGGCAAAAAAGCGCTGTCCAAGCTGATCGGCGATGAGATGGCTGCAGTGGATTCAATCTTTCAGCCGTGTCTGATCGGCACTCGCGTTGTGACCGAGGGGGAGCTCCCCGGGGATCCGGTGTGGTGGAACTTGTCCAGGCAGGCTGACGGTGTGTACCGCTCGCTTCGCATTGACCCAGATAGCGTATCAATCCTAAAGCATGTTGAGAGCCGTCCCCGGTGGTTCGCGGGAACGGTGCCGCTGATCATTGCAACAGAGGAGCAGATCCAGAAACGGTTCGGGTCCCAGCCGGACCTTACGCGGTACCTGCTGGAGAAGTTCAAATATTTTTTCTCATTGAACACCGAGGAAGCCGTCAAGATGCTGACCTGGGCGGCCGCTGCCATGACCGGAAAGGGAGTGAGCTATCTGCTGGAGATCGTGGGCACACCGTCTTCCGGGAAATCAACAGCGGCGGACCTTCTAAAGGACCTCACCGATCCGTCACCGGCACAACTCGGAAGTGGCGGAGACCGGACAGCGTTTCACGGAGTGTCATCGGATTTTATCGCGGACATCGAGTCCCGGTGGGTGACGATCATCGACAACATATCGAGTCTCACGAAAAAAGAGCAGGACCTGCTGTGCCAGGTCGCCACCGGTTTGCGGCACAACGAACGGATCCTGTACACCCAGTCCCAGATGCAGCGGGTGATCAAGCGGCCGTTGATTTTCACGTGCCTGGCTCCCGTGGTGACCCGGCCGGATCTGTCGTCCCGAGTGCTCACCGTTACCATGAGCGAGGCCCCCTTCCGGCCGGAGTACATTAAGGAATGGGGCGAAGAAAAGCCGTTCATGGTGGCCGCCCTGGCACAGTTGGTCTCCAGATCACTCCGGTACCTGTCCGGGATCAAAAAAAAGCCCAAGCATATTCCGCATCGGGACGTGTACACTTCGTGCGTGTACTCAGCGATCCAAGGCACAGAAGAAGTTGACTTCAGCTTCATGGAGGCGATCAGACAACGGGAAGCTGTTGAATATCAGTATGATGTAGGGTTCGTAGGCATACTGTGCCGATATCTTGAAAGCGAATACGATCCAAATGAGCCGCTATCTTTTAGCACCAGGGGGCTGCATCACCGTTTACAAAACTGGGTCCAGGACCACATAGGCGATACCATCAACGGCCGCTTGATTGAGCCATCCATGCTCCCAAGGACAGGCCGGGGAATGGGATGGGAAGTGGCAAAATACATCCACGTAATAAGCCGTTTGATCCCCTGGGAATACGATCACGTCGAAAGCTCAAACAACGGAAAACGCTACATATTCAAGCCAAAGAAAAAAAGTTTACAAAAAGACAAAAAAACTGTTGACACACCAGATATAAACTGTTATCTTTAACCACAACAACGCAGAAAAACTATCAACGAAAGGAGGTGAAAACTCGTATGACTGATACTCCACGGGCGGCAAACGCCGCTGCACTCCGGTTTAAAAGCTTTATCGAAAAGCACCCGCCGGGGATAGCGGCGTTCGCTCAAAGGATCGGAACCACCAGGCAAGCAGTTTACAACTATGCCGAAGGTAAACAGTTTCCAACCTTGGAAAGAGCGTACCTCATCGAGCAGGCCACGGATGGTTACGTGACCATGCAGCAATGGGGGCAAGCCAAGTTGGAAAACAAAAAAAGCGTCAAGAGAAAGCGTAAACAGAAACCGAACAAACTGGATGACATCTTGTAAAGCGTTTTAACTGTAAAGCGTTTTAACTGTAAACTGTTTTTAGAAAAGGAGTAAAGCAAATGGAAATTCGTTTCGACATCAGCAAGAAAAAAGAGGCCGAAGCCGTGGCAAGCATGATTGCCGCTCTTTATCAGATCAAAACCGTTTCCCCTGCCCCGGCGCCCGCCGCTAAGGAAGCTCCGGCCGCTAAGGAAGCTCCGGCCGCTAAGGAAGCTCCGGCCGCTAAGGAAGCTCCGGCCGCTAAGGAAGCTCCGGCCGCTAAGGAAGCTCCGGCCGCTAAGGAAGCTCCGGCCCCCGCCGCAACGGAGGTC